TATGGGTAACTTGGAAGACTTGGTTGATAAAGAGATAGAACGACAGCTAAAAGGATAACTTTCCCACTATGAAAAGTGTGGTAAGTGTTATATATTATTTTGACGTATTATAGGTATGACAAATTACATCACTCCACATGAGTATGAGTCCTTGTTTCACATTGTTCTAAATGTGGCAAGAAGTGCCGATGGTGAACGCTATGTATTTTTAAACAACTTAGCAGATAAACTCGGTAAAAAAGGTACAACAGCCCTTAACATCAATATTGGTTCAGAAAGCGAACTTATTGAAAGTGTTAAAGAATATACAAGACACGCAAACAACGAAAGAAGAGTAAAAGCAGGCCTTGCAGCAGTTGCAAGACACAGAGAGGTAGAAGCATAATGACTCTAAAAATCTTCGGTGCTAAAGCACAAAGCATCGTTCCGGGCCAACAGTTTATTGCAACTGTCACATACGTTGAAGGCCACAAAGTCGTTGAACTCAAAGAAATACCAAAAATATGGAGTGGTGAAGATTGATTTCATCACAGGTGGTAAAGTGTTGGTCATGTTCAGAAATACCTAATGGACTACCATCAACACCATATATCATATACAAATCAGCAAAAATGGTCAGTATATGCAGAGAACACAGACATAAACTATACCCTATATCATTCCATGATCATGTCAAATGTGTACTTTGTAACGTGAATGACCTTGATCCTAATGATTTAGGCAGGCATTATCATCATCCACTTGTAGGCATGGAAGATTGGAAAACAGATTATGATGATTCAATATTTGAATTTAAGGAAATTCATTCAAAGGGATGGAAATATTGAAACGCTGCTCAAACTGTGACAGTGATGAAGCATATGCATATTGGGAACAAGAACCAGTATGTGATGACTGTTTCAACAAATTGGCCCTTGATAGAGAAATGGAGACAAGAAGTGATGACTATTGATTATCATTTAGAGGCCCTAAAGCGTATTTATGGTGCTTATGTATCATACCAAGCAAGATATGCTTTATGGAGACCAACTCCAGCACAAATTGATGAGATGAACTCTATCAAATGGGAGCTCTCTAGAAATATTAATTAATAATTAATTAATAATCTAAAAGACCCTATTATGGATTCTAAACTCTTTTATCCTTGATTTGTGTATGAATATTATTGAACTGTGATAACTGTAATCATATTCATGAGGCCAATCTACACTGTCCATGTTCATGCCATAATGATATTATTCATATTAACTCTGTAACATCAGATGGGGATATTATTCTTTATAATGATGCTATTTTAAACCTTAATAACGAAGATTAACTTATAGTAATATTATGGCCAAGACAAAAAAAGTAGAGAATAAATTTTCACCACGTATGGCAACAGATTATACTAATCCTTCAAGAAAAATTAATAAAAATAATACTTGGAGAAAACATTCAGGTATAACAGATAACTTTCAAGGTATTCAAGTTTTTGCTGCAGTTGACCCATATAAAACACAAGAAAGAAAAGATTTCAAATCAGCGATGAATAATCCATATGTTTACAGAGCATCTAGAATCCATACAACATTTACAGCAGGCCAAGGATATACAACAGATATTGTACCAAGAGCAGAAGAGGAAGTACCAGATGAACAATTAGACCAATGGCAAAAATCAACAACAATTAATGTACCTTATTGGGGAAGAGAATTTACTCCAGAAGAACTTAAAGATAAAATTGATAAAATGGCAATAGACATGGATTTATCTACAAATTTATTCAATGCATACTTTACAGCATTAGAACAAGGAAGATGTGTACTGGCCCTAACTCCATTAGAAACAGATGAAGATGGAAACTTTGACTTGCCAGAACAAATCAGACTAATCAGACCAGAGTTTACAGAAAGACCAGTAATTAACGAAAACACATCAGAACTAGAAGGTGTTAGAATCATCGGTGTAAGAAGCCCAAAAAGAGATAATGTACTACCAAAGAACAGAATGATTTATGTCATGCATGGTTTTAACAATGAATTATTTTCTGATTATTATGGTGACTCTAAAGTAGCAAGAGTTGCAGATGAGGCCAATACATTAAACATCATTCTTAATCAAGACTATGAAAGAGCTGCAGAATCTACATGGTATAAACCACCAGTATATTCTGTACCAATTCCACCACAGGAATATGGTAATGAAGATGAAGTATTGAATGATTTTCTAGCAAAAGCAAATGACAGTAAAGGCCAATCTATTGCAGTAACTGGCCCATCAACAACAGATGAAGTTGGTGTAACTGTACTAAATACCCCAACATCAGCAGACATTGGAAGTCTTGAAGTAATAAGAACAGGATTAATCAAAGCAATTATCACAGCTTACGGACTTCCCGGATTTATGTTAGCAGAAGGTGACATTGGTAAACTTGGTGGTAACGCAAACATTGAAGAAGTAGATGCATACCTTAACCAAGAAATTAGGCCAGAGAGAATTATCCTAGAGAATACAGTAGAGAAACAATTCTATGATACCATACTATCAATACTATTCCAAGTAGACGATGTAAGAAACATCCCAGTAAAGATAAAATTCTCATTTAACAAACCACGTTTAATAACATTACTCAATCAAGAGAAATTTATGGTATTGACCCAAATGGCCCAATTAGGATTAATTGATGAATCAGGTGTTAGAGACATACTTGGATTAGAAGACTTGGATAAAGAAACAATGTCTAAAGGTGAAGCAGGTGGAGCTACTCCGGGAAATAACCAATGGAGAACAGATTTCAAGATTCCATCAGGAATGAACTTATGGCCAGAAGAATATATTAGAAGTTTAGATAGATGGCCAGCACAAGACAAATGGCCACAACAACCAAAATTAGATGTATGGCCCGATAATACTCCACAAGAAATTATAGATAGATGGCCCACGCCTGCAGAGCTATTATGGTCAAATGCAGGAAGGATATTACAATCAAAACGATCAAAACTTAAAACCAAGAGTGCAGTATAATAATGTATGGATGGAAGACCTTTAGCAAGAGTAATAGGGAACGCAGGTATGTACTTTGTAACTCCATATGTAGGTTCAGGACTAGCCACTGGCTTACCACATCTAGATACAGCATTATGGACAGCATTAATAGGTCTAGTATTATCAGCAAGCAGGGAGTTAATTGAATATGGAAAAGAAAGAAACCTGTGAAAAAGTATGCTGGTGGACTAAAACAGGGGATTTTTTAGATATTATCCTACCATTTTCACCAAATAAAAAGAAAAAAACTAGAGATTAGAATACATTTGTTCTAATTTCTCTTTTTGATTTACATTGTTTTTCCTTTCGTAAGGAGTAATATTTGCGTTCATTGTACTTCTATTACGCTTTAAAGGTATTTAAATCATACGAACCTATTATTATTATGATAGAATTACCTGTGGTAGAAACTTATACTGGATATTCAGAAGTATTAACAGCTAACCAAAAAGACAAGTTAGATAGGCAAAAAAGAATAGAGGAATTATTAATCGTATTAACAAATAATATTGAAGTTATGAGAAATGACATAGAATCAGTAAAGGCCCATTTAGAATTAGTAACTAATGAAGAAAGTCTTTAATTCTTTAAATATTATTATTGGTAATAATAAACATGGTTAAGATTGAAAGTGGTTCAGGTAATGGTAGAGAGGCCAAAGTAGGTTCAGATAATAGATTATTCGTAACTGGTATAAACAGAACAGAAGCCCAATCAGCATTAGACTTGGGAGATGCGTATAATATTAACACAGGCATTGTTTCAATCTCTGCTACAACAGGTATGCTATATCTTAAAAATAATGAAGATAAACATTTCTTCGTTGAGGCAATAGAAGTAGGAACAGGTGCAGGAAGTTATAATACAACAGGAATGGTTCAAATTCAAATTATTAGAAACCCAACAACAGGCACATTGATTAGTGATGCAACAGCAGTAGATCAAAACGGAAACAGAGACTTTGGTTCATCAGACACATTAACAGCAGATGCGTATAAAGCAGGTGCATCAGGAAAGACAATTACAGACGGTACAGATATTATATTAATGGGAGCAGCAAACGCACAAGCAAGAACATCCGCAGATGTTAACGTGGAACTACAAAAAGGTAACTCTATCGGTATAGAGGTTAATCCAAACTTAGCATCAGGTAGTGTAGATTGTTATATAGCAATTATCGGTCATTTAGTTACTGATACTTAATGATTGCAACAAAATTAAATGACGGTGCTGGAAACGGTCATAATGCAAGAGTAACTCATGCAGGAGAATTAGTAACTGTAAGGGGTAACTAT